CTCGCCAAGTACGGCAACGATCCCGACAAAGCGCTGAAGGGAGCCTCGGAACTTTCGAGGCTCCTCGGCCGCCAGGCGCGCGATCTGACCAAGAGCCAGGAGGAGAACGCACGCCTGCGCCAGCTACTCGCCGACGCCCAGGTCGCCAGCGCCGGGATGGCGCCGCCGCTGAACGAGGAGCAGCGCGCCTGGGTCGAAGGCGCCGCGACGTCACCCAACCCGGTCGCCTTCGTGCAGCAGGCGATGGGCCAGGGCGAGTTCGAGCTTGCCCGCGCGGTCTGCCGCGAGTGGGCGCTGACCAGCCCCTACGACGCGCTGCAACTCGGCCAATGGGTCAATCAGAAGGAGGCCGAGGTCTACCAGGCTTACAACCAGCCGGTGCCGATCACGACCGAGCAGGCGATCGAGGCGCTCTCGAACGAGATGCCCGAGATGCAGGCCTACCTGGGCGTGATGAATAACGTCGTGGCGCAGCTGGGCCCGAACCATCCGCTCGTGCAGGAGGCGCGCTCGCAGGATGCGCGCGAGGCGATGAACGGGCTCATCGGCATCTTCGAGATTGCCCGCGCCTCGACGGCGACCGTCGCCGACGCCCAGGCCAAGATCAAGAAGAAGCAGCGCGAAGACGCGGACGACGAACGCGCGAAGGGCCTGGTATCGTCCGCAACGAACTCGCCCAGCCATGCGGAGACACCCCGGCCGCAACTCGTCATGCCGGGCCTTACGCGAGAAGCGCTCGATACCGAGTTCGCTGCACAAGCAGGCCGATAGCGAGCCCCGCCCGGATAGGGCGCGATACCCCGCAAGGCCGAAGAGACAACCGTCACTTCGTCTTTGGGAGGCCGCATGGCCGGAACCGTCGTCCAGGGCAACGTCTCGACGGAAGAGCAGCTGGGCCCCTCCGCGGCAACTACGGCAGAGGGCGAAAAGATCATCGACATGGACGAGACGATCAGGATTCTCCGTCCTGACGAGTCTCAGTTCACGACGATGACTTCTCGAACTCCGACCAACGTCGCCACGCGCGAGAAGGTCAACTGGCTCGAAGAAGAGGACTTCCCCCGGATCATCTCCAACACATCGGCGCAGCTGGCGACCGATACCGCGATCCCGTTCACCGCAGGCAACGGGCTCATCACGCAGGCGAACGACCTGCTCCGCAACATGCGCAGCGGCGAGGCTTGCCGCGTTTCGTCGGTGGCGACCGACACCCTGACGCTGGCGCGAGGCGTCGGCAACACGCCCGCCGCTGCGATCAACGCGGGCGACTCGTGGCTCGTCGTCGGCGATGCCCAGCCGCAGGGCTCGGACTTCCCGGCGCCGCGCTACCTCCAGCGTGTGCTCGGTTTCAACTACACGCAAATCACGCGCACGACCTGGGGCTTCACGGCAACCGATACTTCGATCAACAAGTACGGCGGCCGCGAGCCCGCGAAGGAAGCCGTGCGCAAGGCACGCGAGCACAAGAAGAAGTGGGAGGCGATCGGCTTCTTCGGCGCCCGTTCTTTCCAGGCGGCAGCCCCGCCCGAGAACGAGCCCCGCGGAACCGCTGGCGGCCTGGTGGAGTTCATCTCGACGTTCAAGCAGAACGTCGGCGGTGCGCTCACGCCCAACTTCTTCGACAACTGGGTAACTGGGCCCATGTCCTACGGCTCGCAAAACAAGGTGCTCTTCGCGGCCCCGGTCGTGATCCTCAACATGAGCACATGGCTGCGGTCCGGCATGGGCACCTACTACCAGCCCGCGGGAGACGAGCGCGTCTACGGCGTCCAGATCGACGCCTTCATCTCGGGCGCCTTCGGCTACCGCCTGCCGGTCATCGTCAAGAAGGAGTGGTCGGAGTTCCCGACGGCCAACGCCGGGTACGGCACCTACGCCTTCCTCGTTGACATGGACTACGTGTTGCGGCGTCCGCTTCAGGACCGCGACACGAAGCTCCTGACCGACCAGCAACCGCGCGGCAAGGACTCGTACAACGCCGAATATATGTGCGAGGCCACATACGAAATCGCGCATCAGCGCTGTCACGGAATCCTCTACGGAGTGACGGCGCCGACCTAGGCCCCTGGCTCTCCCTGGGCCAGCCCCGGATGAGCCGGGCCCTTCCTCGTCGGTGGGGGCCCGGCTCTCCGTCATCTCACGAAGGAGGATTCATGCGAGCAATCGCACGCTTCGGGCGCTACGCCCTCTGCGCCCAGCGCGAAATCGTGGAGGCCTACGCGACCGGCCACACGAAGGTCATTCAGCGCGAACTCACGGCGCGCTTCCGCGAGGGCGGCATGACGCCCGAGGAGCGGGAGCTAGCGATGCGCAGCTGGACGTTCAACGGCTACTACCAGGAGCAGGACGAGGCCACGCCGGTCGCGCCCGACTACCGCATCGGCGTCTTCGACTCGATCCAGGCGCAGGCCGAGAACAACTGGAGCGACGAGGAACGTCAGATCGTGGAGGAGCGGCTGATCGCCGAATCGGCGCTCAACCCCCAAGACCTGCTCGTGGTCGCCACGCCCAGGCTGGCGCCGCCCTGGCCGAACTACGACATTTTCGACGGCACGCTCAACGCCCTCTGCAAGAAGATCATGGAGGACGGCTACGACCTGGAAGACGTGCTCGTCTACGAAGAGGCGAACCAGGACCGGGCCGAAGTGATCGCGGCGCTGAACCAGCTGCTCGCCGCCGAGCAGAAGGCCGAAGTGGAGGAAGTCGTTGGCTGAACGCTGGCGCCAGCCGGTCGTTCCGCTCGCCATCGACCAGCTGCATCAGGCGATCTGGCTGCCGGACGGCCGCGTGCAGGGCGAAGTCCAGCTGACGCTCGCCCCCGAAGACGTCGAACGGATGCGGCTCGGCTACGTCTGTGCGAAGTGCCTGGAGCCCCACGAGACCGCCTGGCCCGAGCGCTGTAACGCCTGCGGCTCGCCGATGCGCAGCGAGCAGGCGGCCTACTTCGCCCGCGAGTTCGGCGGCATCCTGCCCGTCGTCAACCGGCCCAGCTGGGAAGAGGAACTGGACAGCCTGGAAGAGCGTCGGCGCAAAGAAGAGGAGGCGAAGCGATGAAACAGCAATGGATGGGCGCGGGCGGCGGCGGCGACATTCTCGCCTCGCTCTGGATGAACGACCCAATGACGATCGCGCTGCTGGCGCCGGGCTTCGTGCCCAACTACGACGCGCAGAAGGTCTGGGCCGACGTCGCCGGAAGCGAGATTGCGGGCACCGGCTACGCGGCTGGCGGCAAGCTGCTCGCCGCCAAGGCAACGCCCTATACGGCGGGAGGCCGCTACGACCTCCAGGCCGCGAATGTGCAATGGGGCCCCGGCGCGACCTTCAATACCGCCTTCGCCGTCGTCTACGACAACTCGGGCGCGAAGGTGCTCTGGAGCATGATCGACTTCGGCGGGACCTCATCCGTCGTCAACGGCACCTTCACGATCAACTTCTCCGCGACCGGAGTGCTCTACACGGCGCTCGCCCCGTAGGCCATGACCGACGCGATTACCGGCATCGCGGTATGCGGGCAAACGATCACCGGGGTTGTCGGTAACGAGGTTCCGCACGGCGGTCTGGAGCTTGGCGCCAACCCGGCGACCGTCGTCATCGTCCAGGATCGCTCGGTTGCGGTTCCCGAGGCCGGGATGCAGTTCGGTGTTGCCGCCGTTCCGGCGCTGGCCGTCTCCTCGATCATCACGCCGGACGCGGCCGGGCTCTCGCTCGGTGCGAGCCCGGCGCTTTTCGTGGGCCAGCAATGGCTCTGGACGCTCGACTGTGAGCCGATGACGCTCCAACCCCTGACCTGTCGATAGGAGGACTCAGCATGGCAGCGATTACGACGCCGAACGGAATGCAGGCGCCGAACGACGCGACCGAACTCACCTTCAACGCCGGGCATCCGCAGGCCTGGGAACTGATGGCGGGCGGGATGCAGCTTGCGACGACGGCCCCGCCTTACGTCCATTGGAGCCAGGACCCGGTTGGTTTCTCGACCTGGAAGAAGGCCCGCTCGGACAAGAACCTGACCTCGACACCTCACTAAAGGAGAACGATGGCGCCCACAAAGAACGCACCGGAGGAACTGAAGACGCTTCCGACCGGCCACCCGAAGGCCGGTTACACCGCGCCCGTGCTCGACGGACAACAGGGCATCGGCACGCTGCCCGACAACGAGCAGGAGTGGCACGACGACAACGTGCAGGCTCGCCAGGATGCAGCCGATGAGGTTGCTCAGTACGAAGACGAGGTTGCGCGCCAGGAGAACGAAGACAGGCTGGCGGCCGACGAGGAGACCGCAGCGGCGCAGGAGAAGGCCACGAAAAGCGCGGCCGCTTCCAAGAGCACAAGTACGTCCTCGACCGGATCGTGACCGAGTGGTGGGAAGCCCCGTACAAGGGCGGTCCGATGATCGCCCTTCCGGGCTTCCCCCGGCCGTTGTATCCGCCCGACGCATCCGCAAAGGGCAAGAAGCCGTCGGTCAATGGCCCAGACGTTGTGGCCTACAAGCGCGTTGTCTGGAGGCTCGGCCGCTGGCCGGGCCCGGCCTCCGGCTTCGATCGTGCCTTCTCCAACGCTTTCAGTCACGGCAAGGGCGGCAACGTCATCGACACGGGCGTTGCCGGAATGCAGCGTCAGGCCAGGATTGACGACACCGGCTGGATCGGCCAGGCCACGTTCAACTTCATGCGCTCGGTGCGCATCCCCGAAGGCTGCCCTGGGCCCGGCAAGCCGGGCGAGATGGCGATGGACGCCTACGCCCAAAGCCTGCTCGTGCAGGCCTGGGACGAGTTCGGCGGCAAAGAGCCGCCGCCGCCGAGCGCGACGTCGCTGCGCCAGCGTGCGCTCGACAAGGCGATCACGCAACTCGGGACGAAGGAGTCGCCGCCCAACTCGAACAACACGCCCTACACCCGTTGGTATGGGATGACCGGCCCCTGGTGCGCGATGTTCTGCACCTGGAGCTTCGAGACGGCGGGCGACTCGCCCAGCTTCAAGAAGGGCGTCAACTACGCCTACGTCCCCTACATCGTCAACGACGCCCGCTCCAAGCGCAACGGGCTCTCGGTCACATCGAGCCCGATCCCCGGCGATCTTGTCTGTTACGACTGGCAGCGAGACGGCGTGTTCGATCATGTCGGCCTCTTCGAGAAGTGGCAGCCGGGCTCGACGGTGAGCTTCCAGGCGATCGAGGGCAACACGGCGACCGGCAACGACTCCGACGGCGGCGAGGTTATGCGCCGCACGCGCTCGACCCAGGGCCAGACGACCGTCTTCGTGCGGGTGGCCGAGCCATGAACCACCATCCGCTCACCGGGATCGTCTTCATCGCCATCCTCGCGGTGCTCGCGGTCACGGGGATGATCGTCGGCGCGGTGCTGGCGGCGAACGACTACTCCTCGGCGGGGGCGTTCGCCATCGCTTCGGCCTGCGTCGGCGTGCTCGGCACGCTCGCCGTGCAGCATGTCGCCGCCAACGGCTCGCACGAGCAGCAGCCCGAAGAGCCGTGATCGCGGGAGGGTTGAGCGATCCCGTGCTGGAGCTTCTGATCGGGGTTCTCGGCTTCCTCGTCTTCGTCGGCTTGATCCTCGGCTACCTGCTGACGCGGCAGGAGACCGATCCCAAGCATCGCCGCTTGCGCATGGGCGTCTTCGTTGAACGCGATCGCGGCCAGACCGAGCAGCCCTGGCCCGACTTCGATCGCACCGCCGAGTTGCCCTCGTCGCTGAAGAAGGAGGATGAGACATGACCCTCGGGGAGATGCAGGACTTCGTTGTCGCCGCGCTCGGCCTGGAAGACATTGACTCCTACAACGAAGTGACGATGGTCAATATGTGGCTCAATCAGGGTGTCATCGACATGCTCGCGCGGACGCGCTGTGTGGCGCGCTGCGTGCGGCTGGAGACTCAGAACGGCGTCGATACCTACACGCTCGATCACGGCATCCTGGCGCTGATCGACATGGACAACAGCGCCCAGGTCGCCGACGATTCCGGCGCCGTCTACGCGATCCCGCGTCGTTTCCGCGCTGGCCGTACCGACGTCGTGACGACCCAGCCTTCCTTCCGGCTGATCCGCTCCGACGTCATTCAGATCGTGCCGACTCCCTCCGTGGACGGCATGATCGTTCAATGCTGGGCCGTGCTGCGGCCGCTGGCGATGGCGAACGCCGACGACGACCTCGGGGATGAGAAGTTCGGTGCCATCCCCGACGAGTTTCAGGATGCCGTCATCACCTACGCGCTCTGGAAGTGCGGCGACTACGGCGACGACACTTCCTCCCAGCAGGGCGAGCGCTACCGCACGCTCTATGAGGGAGCCGACGGGCGCGGCGGCAGGCTCGGCCAGATTCGCGCCATCGTCAACAAGCGCGGCACTTCGATCCCCGTTCGGCGCCGCGTGCGCCTGCGCGGACTGTCGCGGCCCGGCTTCTACGTCGGGGGCTAGATGGACCCTGTATCGGTTCTTCGCGGGGCGCGCGCCTTCGCGCGCGACTTCCCGCGCGACGGGATGCCCCCCGGCTATCTCTGGGACGTCTGCGATTTCGTGCCCGAGGTCGTGGACTCGATCCTCACCGGCCGCGGCTCCTGGGCCTACGTCTCGGACGCGCTCGGCGGCGACATTGAGAGCGGCATCCTCTCGACTTTCAGGGCCGGGGAACAGCTGCTCGTGCAGGACTCGACCGGCCAGCTGACCCAGCTAACCCCGAGTGTCGCCTACCCGCCGCCGATCTATGCGGCCGTCAACCGCGGCGCGATTCCGCGCGGAATCCAGCCGCCGCTCCAGGTCTTCGAGGACACCGTTTGGTTCGACCGCTACGGGCTCAGCGTGCCCCAGATCGTCCAGTCGGCGGGCGCTCCGATCGCAATGGACGCGACCGCGCCCAAGGCGCGGGTCGGCACCGTCTGGCAGAGCTACCTC